GAAATACTCGTCAGGCGGCAGCTGTCGGGCAGATGTCCCGCCAGAATCTCGTCTCCCCAGGTCATCGCGTAGCCTCCGACGATGGTCCAGGTGTCGGCGGCATCTCCGCTGGACAAGGTGGATTGCCCGGTCACCGCTTCCAATTCCACGCCCGCATCCTTGAGCGCGACCGGCAATTTATTTGCTACAGCCTCATTGACCAATTCCCCGCTTTCCACCTGTTCTTCCAGCGTTTCCACAAGCTGCTCTGCTTCATCCCGGGCCGCTTCGGCCTGTCGTACAAGTTCCTCGACCACAATGGACGGGTTTTCCACAATGGTCACGGAGCCGTCTTCCGCTTCGGGGATGGAGACATCAAGTGCACCAGCTACAGCCGCAGCCTCTTCCGTTCCATCCGGAGGTGTAACGCGGGACACTACATGCACGGCTCCCTTCAACAAGGGGTATTCTTTGCCTGATGCGTCGGTCAGAAAAATATCATAAGCGCCGCATCCGGCGGCCAGCCTCGGCCATGTCACCAATGCCGCACTCGCCCCCGTAACGGCACAGTCCAGCATGATCACCCCATCCTGTACCACCGCTCCGCGGAGCGTCATGCCGCTGATGTCCATATCCTCACCGGATGGAGAAATAAAATGCAGCGCAAGAGACTGCGGCAGGGATTCCGTGGCGTGTATGTTGTAGTTGGCGGCTTGCCTCATGCACGCATTATCGCCCCAACGTGAGGGAGGGTACAACAATGTCAAAATGGGCTACGAACAGTCCTAAATGGGATAAAATTTCCCCGTATGTTTGACGGCGTGCTGACTCTTGCCCACAATGGGCCTGTTGCCCTCTCCTGTCCAAACTCCGGAAGATCCACGAAAGGAAGCCCATATAGCCCCCAGCAAGGCGTCCGCGCGATCAGGAGAAGACAGGTTGCGAGCCTTCATTTTCTCCTTCTTCTCGTTCCTGAGCCTGGAATCGTCCGCATATTCCTTCTTCCGGGTAGTCAACTGCACGAAAAGCGTCTTGTCCGGCCGCCTGGACCTGATATGCACTCGCCCGGTCATGAGTTCCAGTCCGGCGTCATTCCAGCATTCCGCCGAGAGATTGATGTAGCGGTCGCGGTCTTCCGGAGGGTTGTTCCCAAAGAACTCATTCGGATACCAACCTGATTCATTAAAATCGCTGATGACAGCCAGGCCCATGCCCGGAGCGTCCACCCACAAATCACAATCCGCAATGCCCAGCCTCTTGAGGGTGGCAATACACTTGCGGACACTCTGCACCGTGTCCCGCTGTCGTTCCGCGTATTCAATCCAGGCTTCGTTTCCGTCGCAGATGGCAAGGACTGTTTCATCCCCGCCCGCGGCAATGTCCAGGAAGGCCACGGGGCGCCCCCTGCGCGGCTCGTAGGGCTGCCGCTGACCCCATTCCAGTTTTCCAGGGTCAATGATGTACAAATCTCCTTCCAGCGTGAATTCCGCCAGCACGACGGAACGGTAATAGGAATCATCCTCATTACCCCCCACACGGGCCAGAATGCGGTCAATGCGCTCCTGGGAGATATGGGGGCAATCAAAGGCCGTTACCACCATCGGACAGAAGAGGTCTTTTTCCTCGTGGAAACAGCGATAAAATTGCCCTTCCGGCTTGCCTGGGGATGAAAGGTAGATGCAGAATTGAAGCGTACATCGTTCAATGGCGTCAAAGATTTCATCTGGAACCGTCTTTGCCTCGTCCACCACGAAAAACACGGGGGAAGAAGGATCATCCCCGGTAAACTCGTCAACGTCAAACAGACGGGCTTTCTTCTCGCTGCGGAAGTCTTCCTCATCCTGTTCCTTCCGCTCATCCTTGAATTCGTCCGTCACACGCCCGTGCCAGCCTTCCGCCTTCCCGGCGTGGTTGGTGGAAAAGCCTTCGATGAATCCCCCTTCCGGCGTTTCCACGCGGCAATTCTTGAGCCATTTCCAGCCCGCAAGGGATGGGTTGTTCCGGTGCCGTTCTAGGGCAGGCCAGAGCTGGTTTTTTACCTGGCGCCATGAGCCGGACGTAATAGGCATGCGCCCACGGGGGAAACGCCACAGGAACCACAGAGCAAGGATGCCGATCACTTTATCCGTTTTGCCGGAACCATTAGCAGCGCGCAGGGCAACCCGCTTTCCCCGGGCAGCCCTTTCAAGGGCCCGCATCTGCCATTTGTACAGCCCTGTTTCCCCCAGAATCAGGGCGGCAAAGATGACGGGAGAGTCTTCCGGCCTGACCGGAGCCCCTAGCTTTCTTCCTCGGACCATATTTCTCTCAAGGCTGCCACTAACGGAACGATTGCTTCTGCTGGAAGTTTATGGGTCACCTCTACGTTTTTTTCTCCACCTTCCAGAGCCAGCGCCGCACGGTCTCCGTACTTCTTCGGCATCAGCTTGGCAAGCATCCATTTGAGCGTGTCTATTTCCAATTTGACCGCTTGCAGCATGGTTCCCCCTATTTCGGCACGTGGGGCCACTTCATGCCCTTTCTCCACAAGGTCAAGCAACTTGTCTTCTAGGGCGGCAAGCCGTTCCTCGCACGCGCGCGCGTATTGGTTTGCAAAATCCGTGTTATCTCTGGCCCAATTCATCACCGTGGGATGGGGAATGCCTTCCTTTTCGGCAGCCTTCCTCAGACTATCCCCGCAACGTATATGACCGCAAATGCGTTCAGAGAGGGCAGCGCTATACCTGGAAACATTTCCCTTCTTCCCGGTCCTCTCTTTCTTCATTTCGCATACTCCTTATTGATTTTTTCCCACCCTGCCGGGGGTATATCGTCCTGGCGGGGAACGTACGCCTTTCCGGAGAGTTTCACATATCCTTCAATCCAGCGCAGCCCTTCCGCGTCAGCACAGCGTTCAAAGCTGGGGCAGTCCGCGTTATCGTAGAGGATGCTATCAGGTTTACGCTCATAAGCGCTACATTCCATACTACCCGGGTTGAGCTTCTTCTTGGAGCACAAGAGGCATTTCATCAGGAGAGGGTGGGATGTTTTGCATCCTTTGAAATCAGACTCCCAAATTCTCTTGTGCGCTGGTGATGTTTCTTCTTTCATATCATTATTGTATCAATTCACAGTCAATGATCAATTTCCCGTTCTGGTTATGGAATTGGAGAAATTTGAGGGTTCCTCCCTTCTGGATGATGATTTCATCCTCACTGCTAAAATAGGTTTGCGGGCTAAGGCCGTCCCAGTCCTTACCGGCCCCTGCCCCAAATCTGGAAAAGGGCTCTGCATAAATGGCACGGGTTTTCTTCTTCAGGAGAATTCTGAACAACACGGGACGGTTCATGAACCCTTTCCCCTCCGCTACGGCAGCAGACATGAAACCTTCGTCTTTGAGAGGGTTTCCCACTACGGAGAGATTGAGCATATCAACCAGCTCGTCTGTTATTTCTTCTCCTTTCCAGTTCAAAGCGTCTTTCAATTCCTTGTAAACCCCACAGCCACGGAAAACAACCATGTCTTGAGGCACTTTGCATCTGTCAATGACTTTGGCGATCTGTTTCGCCTTGGCGTTGGACTTCCCCTCCCTCAAATCGTTGTTGATGCGGGCATATCCATTTCCGGTGTAGGAAAACAAAGCGTTCTTTTCCGGTCTGGATGCCTTTGCCCACACTTCCCCGGTAACGCTTCGCAAAAGGTCATCAGCTTCCTTATCCGTCAACGGGGCAGGCATCTTCACCTTGGGGACATCTCCCAGGCTGACCGTGTGCGTGACGGCTGGGGCTGGTGCAGGAATGGGAGCAGAGGGAACCTTGATGACTTTCTCCGCCGTTTCCCTGGCCTTTTTCGCTACTTCCTGTGAGGGAAAGACAACCTCATCAGATTTGTCCTGTTTGACTCCCCAGCGGTCTTCATAGACCTTTTTCAATTTGGCCTTCAGTTCCTCCGGCAACTTCGCCGTACTGGCCTTCTTGCCGTACCCGTACCGTTCAATCAGATCAATCCCGAAGCGCTCCGCACCCCTTGGACGCTTCAACGGCTCCCCGGGTTTGAGTAGTCCCAGCCGTTCGCATTCTTCCCGGGAAACAGGCTCCTGATCCATGTAGGAGTTGAAGCCGAACGGCGGCCAGGGGACCTCAAAGCCCCCGAGGCTGGCGGCGTTCATTTCGTCTGCCCAAAAAGTAAAGTCGGTTTTAAGCCGGACAGCGTCTTCGTTGACGACATGAACAAGCCGCTTTGTCTTGGCTCCCGGAAAGCGGATGAACCGGAAAGCAGGCCATGCTTTGAGATTGGCCGGTTTCATGGCTGCCTCCCATTGAGCAGCCCCAATGCTTTGCCGGACGTTGGTCTTGAAAATGAGCTTCAGACGGGCCAGAGCACCGATGTTTTTAATATCGTTGTGATACTTCGGGCCTTCGGCGTCCGGTGGAACAAGCCCCTCGGTTTGGAGCCATTGAAGTGCCTGGTTGGAAAAGTCCGCGGCGCTTCCTACCTTGATAACCGTTTCCCCATTGGGTAAAGTCTCCTTTTCTCCTGTCAGATAATTCTTAATCAACCTGTGCAGCCGTTCCAGCAATCTGATATTCTCCACCTTGGAAGAGAAAAACTTGTTTTCCTTCATGGCAGCGTTCAGAGCAGCCCATTCCTTTGAATCCATGCCGGAGGGTGTGGGATGTTTTGCCAGGAATTTTTCCAGGGGTGTTACCATAGGGGCAATTCTGGATGTTCAAAGGGGGGAGGTTCAATCTTGCCAAATTGGGCTACGTGATGTTCCAGAATGCGGACGGCGGGAAGACGGTAGAGTCCGGCGGATTCCAGAGCATTGATAATGCTGTTGGCGCGTTCTTCGGCTTCCTGTCTGTCGTTGGTGCCAAGTCCCAGCTCGACAAGTTTGCCTTTTTTTCTGGGATCCACCAGAAGCGTTAAGCGCAGTTTGTAGGATCCGGGCTTTCCTCGCCGCGTCGGCTTGTTTTTTCGCAGGGATGGTTTGGGGGGTCTCATTTGTTGGTGACGGGATAATTCTGTTCTTCCTCGTATTTTGTGAGTTCCGCGGTCCAGCGGAATTGAATACGCCCCAGCCGTCCAAAGCGGTTTTTGCCGATGATCCACTGCGCTTCCGTGGGGTCGTGCTTGTCGGGCTTGTACATGTAGGGGCGGTGGATCATGATGATCTGGTCGGCGTCCTGCTCAATGGAGCCGGAGTCGCGCAGGTCGGAAACGACCGGTTTGCCCTGGGCGTTCCCGGCTCTTTTTTCCACGTCGCGGTTGAGCTGGGCCAGCACCAGGACAGGAATATTGAGTTCCTTGGCCAGGGATTTGAGGCCGGCGGAGATTTCCGAGACTTCCCGTTCCCGGCTTCCCCGGGCCTGCTGGGTCGTGGAGCGCACCAGCTGCAGGTAGTCCACGCCGATGCATTTGACGCCGTGTTCCCGGACCATCCGGCGGCCCCGGGCTCTGATGCTGTCGATGGTGAGGGAGCTTTCGTCGTCGATGTGCAGCGGAGCGGCCGTGATTTTCCTGACGGCGGCCGTGAAATGCTGCTGCTGTCCGACCGTCATCGGCCTGCCGCGGCGGATGTCGTCGGAGTTGATGCCGGCCATGCCGTAGAGGATGCGTTCCAGGAGCTGGGATTTCGGCATTTCCAGGCTGAACATGCCCACGGGGGTTCCCCCGAGGCAGATGTTGGTGAGGATGTTGACCAGGGCGGCGGTTTTCCCGACTCCGGGCCGGGCGGCAAGCACGATCATGGCACCGGGCTGCAGGCCGTCCAGGGCCAGGTCCAGGCGGCGGTATCCGGAGGAGATTCCTTTGATAGCTCCGGGGTTGTTCATGCGCCATTGCAGGTTTTCAATGATGGTTCCCACGGCTCCGCGGATGGTTTCGGTCTGGCGGACGCCGCACCGGTCCCGCAGGGCGGACATGCCGCGCTCGGCTTCATCAAGGGCTTCTTCCGCGCTTTTGAGCTGATCGCCGGCAGCTTCCGCCATCCGGGAGGCAAACGCGAGCAGCGCATGTTTTTTGGCGGCTTCCGTGACCATTTCCAGGGCGGCGGCGGTTTTGTACCGGGCAAGGGCTCCGTAGGTGGCCGTTTCCACGACTCCGGCGTGTCCTCCCACGGCGTCAAGCTGGCCCTGGGCTTCAAGGCGGGCGATGACGGTGAGGGCGTCCACGGTTCCTCCCGTGCCGGCGACGGTTTCCAGGGCCGTCCAGATTTGCTGGTGCGCCGGGAGGCTGAATGTCTGGCGGCTGATGCCCTTGTCCCGGAGGTCCGCAAAGGCCTGGGAGCCGTCCATTGCCTGGGAGAGCACCAGTTTTTCGGCGTCGATGAGTGTCTGAGAGTCGATCATGTTTTTTGAAATTGTTGATTGTTAAAGTTCTTCAAGGTTGCTGTAAGGGTCTTTGTCTCCGTTCCCAGGGGGCGGCGGATGGTTGAGGGCGTAGCTGGTAGCGAAGCTGATGGCGTCGGATTGCCATTTGGTCACGGGGATGCCGTTGCGGGTCCAGTTGACGGCATCCCGGCTTCCCCAGTAGGCTGTGGCGCAGTCCGGTATCTGGTCGGGGGTTAAACGCACACGCCCCGCAAAGGCCGCGGCCCGAAGATGGTCTTCGACTTCTTCCACGGTGCACGGAGAGGGGGTAAGGGGGTGAATTCCTTCCTTCCCTTCCTTCCTTACGGTTTTTGCTGGGTTTTCTTCTGGGTTCTCAAAAAAAACCGACTGGGTTTCTTCTGGGTTTTCGGAAATAGCTGACGTTGGTTTTTCGTGGGTTTCCTTTTCGGTTCCTACACTGGTTTCAATGTCGGTTTTCCTGGGTCTCCCCCCAAGTTTCCCATTTTCACGGGCGGTCTTCCGGCGCGTTTGCACGCTGGCCTGAATTTCATGAGGATAGCCGAATACGATGAGATTATCGCCGTCAAAGTGGTAGAGTTCGTTTTCCACGCTGATTTCCTGATCCGTCACGCCGCAGGTCTGCATCCAGCGGCGCATACCCCAGGAGCGGCAGCCCTCAATGATGCCGCCGTTTTCCTGTTCGCAGCACCAGGCCAGCAGAGAGATCCAGGTGGCGCGCTGTATGGGTTCCGCCCCGATATATTCGGGGCTGGAAAACAAGGCTGTGGGGATGTTGATGAATTCCATAATTAAAAAGCGTCAGTTGGGGGTTGTAGTTGAGCCACAGGCATTCAATCTTGACGGCCTCCGTTCTGCTCAATCTCCCAGGGCCACAGAATCACATCGTCATGCCGCACGGGTTCAGGCGGCCCGGAAGCCGTTTCCAGGTAAAGAATCCCCCGGTTCGCGTTCTTTCCGATGACCTCCCTAACCCGCCGGTCTCCGAAAAGTTTCACCTCGTCCCCCGGCCAGACCCTCATGATGGGAGGAAATCCGGAAATATATTTTTCGGCCTCCTTCCAGGCGTCTTTCTCCGCGGCGTAGCCTCTGTTCGTTTCCCAACGACACTGTTCGCACCCCGCGTGAAACAGAAACGGCTTGTCGCTGTAAAGAACGCGCTTTTCTATGGTAATATCACCCCCGCACAGCGGGCATTGAAGCTTTTTCATCGGGTTCCTTTCTCAATCAAGGCTTTAAGTTCATCAGAACAACGAAGGCGTGAAACATTGTTCACCGTGCAAATAAGGTGCTGCGCCCACCGGGCATGCCGTTTCGTGGGGTACTCCATTCGATAGCGGGCGATAAGCCCTTTGTGGTGTACAATCGTGGCCTGAACTTCGTATTTCCCGTCGTCGGTTTTCTTCATGGGGCAAACCTGCTGAACGATGATGTGAGGATTCCGTTTCATGGTTCCTCCTTCTTCTTAAATTGTTCAACGCTCTTAACCTGAAAGGCCTTGAATCCTGTTCCGTCCAGATAGCAGCGCCCAAACTGGCAAAGGCCGAACGCATCGGCGGCATTGTTATTGCCGATTTCAACGAGCCAGTTCCTAAGGCAATGCATCATCATGGCGGCTTTTTCCGCCTGCCCTTTCCCGGTAACAAATTTTTTCAATGTCGCCGGGGCGACGGCAATGTACCGATACCCCATGCGGTGAAGAGACAGGCGGACAACACCGCCCAGTTCCGCAAGGGCCGCCAGGCTTAGAGAGTTGCCGAAGGCATAGTTTTCAATCACGACAAGATCGGGCATTTCCGCCTCAACGAGGCGTGTAATGGCGTCATCTATATAATCAAGCCGGGACGCCCCCCGCCTGGCAGTTTTAATGACGCCCCATTTACGGCGTTCGTCGGCGGCGTCTATCGCCCACCCCGTAGAGGTGAGCGACAGATCAAGACCCAGTACACAGTTGTTCATGGCAATTAGAAGGGGATTTCGTCTTCTTCCGCCGGCGGTCCCGCCGTGGCGCTCATGTGGTTGTTGGCCGGCAGGTCCGCCGGGCGCGGAGGCAGGGGCGCTCCGCCGCGCCCCGCCGCTGCCCTGTCCTGCGCCGCCATGATGGCCCGGGCTTCGTCCGGCCCCAGCACGTCTTCGCAGTTGCTGAATTCGGGATAAGTCCCGTCTGCTCTGGGCTTGTCTCCCTGTCTGACGTTGAGCCGGACGTAGCAGGGTTTGCCGAGGTATTCCGCCGGGTTGATGATGACCTGCTGGCCGGGTTGGTAGACGTTCCCGGTGACGTTTTTGACGAACAGGTCAATTTTCCAGGCCAGGTCTTTCGAGTTGGTCAGGTAGTAACGGACCGTCGCCGCCCCTTCAGGGCCGAAGGCTCTGATGTGGACGGCCAGCTGCGGGCATCCCCGCGTTTTGGCGCCCTGGGAGATTCCTTCTTCCATTTTGACGATTTTTCCTTCGTAGACGCCCGCGGGGAGGAATCCGTATTCGCTGGGCTCGCCTTCTGATATGTAACTGAACATAATGGTTATTTGGTGGTTGCGGTTTTGGAGACGGAGATTTTTTTGACGTAGGAGGATCCGGCCCCCGTCCTGACCAGTTCTTCCGGGAATTGTTGTTCCGGCAATGCTTCCTCGAACAGGGCGCGGAAGACGTCCGCCTTGAGCGGGCCATAGGATTTCAGGAGTTTCGGGACGCCAATCCAGGTGGCGTATTTGGCGACGTCTTCCGGAGCGACGGTGTCCGTGCCTTTCCGGGAGACGCGCCTGAATCCGGGGACTTCCGTGCCGTTGTTGAGGTAGTCGAGGATTTTTTCTTTTCCTTTTTTGGCATAGGATTCCAGGATTCCGGCCTTGGTGACGAATTCCGCCAGCCTGGACGGGTTTTCCGCGATTTCGGCGAAGCTCGCTTCCAGCGTTCCGGCTTCCGCCAGGGTCAGCATTTCCTGCGCCGCCCGGTTCCGCAGCGGGCAGGTGTCATGCGAGGCGCACCAGCCGCAGTAGTCGCAGAGGCGCGGCCCGCCGCCGCGGTCCACGGCGTCCACCACGCCGTTGACGATGGAGATGGCTTCCCGGTAGGTGAATTTCCGGGTAACGATTTGCTGCTGGTCGCAGTAGAGGAGGTGGCAGGTGATTTCATCCAGGAATTCCCGTTCCATGAAGGATTTCGCGTAAGAGGCCTGCTGTTCCCAGTAGTTGCGGATTTGGCCGCTTTTGAGGTCGAAGAGTTTGCCGAGCGCGGGACAGAGGCAGTCCGCTTCCCCGCCTGTCACGCGGGGGTGCCATTGCGGGAAGGCGCAGCGGTTTTTGTCGGCAATGACTTCTTCGCCGGAGCAGAGCGTCCGGACCGTTTTCACCGCCCAGAGGATGGATTCTTTTTCATCGGCTTTCAGGTGTTCACACGCCCTGAATTCGTCCACGCCCATGAGCAGGGCCCGGAAGGCGGCGTCCATCCGGGTTCCCCGCTGGGCCGCTTCCCCCGCGTCGGGGGCGGAGACGTAGCAGGGGCATTGCGCCAGCTTGGGGAGCAGGGACGGCCTCAATAGTTCCGTGGCTGGGGCCGGACGGGGCCCGGCAATGTCAGCGAGGATTTTTTGCAGGTCGTCCAGGCTGACGGCGTATTCCGCTCCGTCCAGGGAGAGGACGGCATGCCCGGTTTCGCGGGCGACGTTGATGCAGGTGACGGGTTTCATTGGGCGGCAGGGGTGTTGTATTGCAGTACGGCCGTGTTGAACCGGTCGGGGGCGGAGAGGATGAAGGAGGCGAATTTTTCCGAGACGGCTTCAAGGCCCTGCCCCGGCTGGATTTCCTTTTTGTACGCGAGGAAGTTCAGCGCTCCCGGCACGTCGTTGATGACCGCGGCCAGCTGGTCCGCCAGGGAGGGAGCCGGTTTTTCCTGCGGTGCGGGAGGCGGTGCCTGCTTTTCGCCGGCCGGAGCGTTCCCGGCAGATTCGCAGCCCGCTCCAAACAGCAAGCGGGAGATTTCCCCGGCGTCCATCGCCATCACCGCGGGCATCCCGTGCCGGTTTTTGGCTTCCCACGGGGCGGAAGGAGAGGTGTAGACCATGCGTTGGTTTCCTCCATGTCCCTTGCCATCCTGGACTGTTACGACGAAGTTGCAGAAAAGCATGGCGTCAGCCCATTCCTTGACCAGCGGCGCGACAAATTTGGAGAGGTTCAGTTCGTGTTTGTCGTAGGCACCGGCTGTTTCCGGCATTTCAAATTTGACGCGGCGGGAGTGTCCCACCAGCACCACATTCATTCCTGCGCTCATCAACGCGTTGAGGCGTGACAAGAGATCCATGGCCACAGGTTCGATCATCTTGTACCCCTTGCCGTATCCAAAATCTTCAATGGATTTCAGGGAGGCGTTGGCCCGCTTATTGTGTTCCCTGATGAAGGCGTTCACAAACAAACGCTCGCACCAGTCTATGGAATCAATGATGACCGTCCGGAATTCGTGCCCGCCCTGCGTCAATTCTTCTATCGCATTGATCACGTCTCCGTAGCTCCGGCAGTCCAGCCGGGCAACGTCGATGTGGGAAGATCCCTGTTCCGTGTCCAGCAGAACAGGAGCGGGCAGCCCGGCCGCCAGCGTGGATTTTCCCACGCCTTCCGGCCCGTAGATGATGACCCGCTGCGGACGCTGCTGCACTCCGCGCTTGATGTTTTGTAATAGGCTCATATTATTTCCTTGTTTGATTGTATTCAGGTCGGGCGTCAGTTCCTGCTGGCCCCGGCCTTTTTGCTTTCTTGTAGTTAGAGATTTGCATTGAACGAGCCGGTTTTGCGGTAGCGCTTTCCGGTCGTTGTATCAGAGAGTTGTTCAATAATGGCGGTTGTAACCCGATTCAGGTCCACGTAAAGCACTCCGCCACACTTGACAATCGGGAGCAGTTTTTTACCGTCGGCACTTTCCAACATGGCCCGGCTCGGTTCAGAACCTTTGGCAAATAGTCCGCATTGTGCAAACTTGGAGAGCCTTACCAGCCGGGACGGCAACGGGGGAGCAGTGATATTGATGTTGATTTGAGGTGTACCGGCAAATGTGGCATCGGCGTTTTTAGGCCATGATTGAGACAGGACATCAGCTAATCCTTTTGAAATGTCTCTGACCACTTGTTCAGGCAACCTATGGTCTTGGTTCATAATTACTTAATGTTAATGTAAATAAAATAAACAATCGTGGAGATCCCAACCAGCAGAGCGGAAAAGACAAGGTTCTGTACGATACCGGGCCGGGGCTTGAGTTCGTCTTCCGGAAAGCCTATCGGGCGGCCGTAAAGGGATTCCATTTTCTCGGTGCGGTCGCGGCGCAACCAGTATTGTTCGTTCGTCATTTTTTTCATTGTTGATTTCTTGTTTATCTCGTTTTAATTTGTTCAAGTTATGCGTTCGAAAATAGAATTCTATTCTTATCGCTGGGTTGAGCCTAAAGAAGTTTTCGGAATTCACGGATATTGGCGGCCGGATGAAATTATCTGTGCTTTCCTCGACCAGATACGAATAGAACCGCCAAGAGGGCAGGAAACAACCGTAGCAACCATTTCAACAGGAAACCCCGATGCACAAGAGCAATACATTGTTCCTGCTTATGAGTATGAGAGGATAAAGCATGCCCAATACGGACACGGGCACGCCCTCCCCTTCTATTCAATACAGTGGGATCCCTCTGCACCAGTTTGAGCGTCCAAGCCGGTGCATCTGTGCAATAAGTCCCCTGAGGAATCAACAGGACTCTATCAAGCCTGGCTTGATAGACCTCATACAATCTAGAATCATCTTCGTAGGTAAACTGTACAATATCGCCCGGAAGAAAAGGGTTTTCGGGGGATGGCTTGTTTTCAAAACCATCGTAGACTGTTTCTAATAATTTCTTTTGCATGGTATTTATCGTCTGTTAAGCCGGGTTAAAGCTCGTGCCAGCCGAGCAGCTTCAATTCTTCGATCAGGGCTTCTTCCATAGTTCAGTCGTCGTAGTGTCCGTCGGGGTTGTCGCACTGTGTGGCGTGATCCACTTCCCACTGGTCAATCGCTAATTCCAGCTCGTCCTTGAGGCCCTCCGCTTCCCGGATGGCGACGTATTCGCTATTCACCCGGATGCACCGGTCTTCGTTGTCGTATTCAATAAGCATTGTTAGGTTTGAAAGATTTAGGATTATCAGATACATTCTCCTCCATGTTCGGAGGAATTAGTTGGTCCAACATCATTGAAGGAATCTGCATCACAGTTGGCTCCACAGTCGCCTTGACTCTCCTCTACCGATTCAGAAAAATCATTGCCGCTTGGTTGAAAAGGAGGTTCAACCGCCTTTGCCGCTTCATGAAAATAAGCCAGTGCTTCCCGCGCCACACTTTTGAGTTCCGCCGCCTTATCCGCCAGAACTGCCAGCTCACGCGCGCCAATAACAGGCTTCGTGTAGAGCTCGGCAAGATTGATCTCCAGGAAATCCAACGAGATAAACAATTGCGAGAGGCACAAGAGAAACTTCTCATTTTTGCGGCGGAACTCCAGGAATGGAGCTGGGAAGATGTTTCCATGGAATTTCAATGGTCTTTGGCATTTACTCAATTTGTGGTGGATGCCTGTATGAGGGATAACATGGTTGAGGGGTCCTCCTGGTTCGATGCATTTGAGAACAGAAATAGTTTTTCCATCACTCATAAGGGGAGAAGCTATCTCTTCAGTAAGGGGCTTTTGAGTATCGACTGACTTCATGCCGCGGGCTTCTTGGGGTTCTTCGGGCGGGGAAGATCGCGGGCCGTAGTCAAGTGAACACGGAATCCCCTGCGGAATGATTCTCGTTCAATGATGCGGATAATAGCCTCCGAAGGCTTCAACCCTTCTTCCGCTTCGGCCAGCAGATGGCTCTTGCAGCCGTCCGGCAATTTGTCTAAGTCGATTTCTGTTTTCATGATCTCTCGTAGTTGATGAGCTCAATTTACTGATTTTTTCGGTATTGATCAATAAAAATATACCGAGTTAAACCGTATTCAAGTCATAAAAAAGAGTTGCGATTACCGAAAAAGTCCGTAAAATCAACGTATGACGCCGACCAAAGAAGACATAAAAAAATGGCTCAAGACCGTTGGGAGAGATCGTTTTTGGCTTGCTAAACAATGTGGAGCAACCAAACGAACGGTGGATGATTGGCTTTCTACCGGAAGGGAAATGCCTGCCAAAGCAATTTTAGCTATTCAACGCCTGATGAACGGAGAAGCCGAATCCTCTCCCCGCATCGTCATCGACTTCACAGATGAAGAATGGGACATTATCTGTGAGGCCGCTAAAGCCCACAAAGAAACCTTCCTGGAATTCGTCAATACCGCCATTCAAAATGCCGCCAAAGAAAAAGAGGCAGCCCGCAAGAAGTTTACCCCGGTAGAAACATTCACAGCCCCTCCCTTGGAGGCTCAGGGACGAATCATCGGCAACATTGCCGCCGGCAATCTGGCGGATGGAGACACCATCCCGCAGGACATCTGGTTATACCGTGAACTGGAAAAAGGGGAATACCTGCTGCGCGTGAACGGTCACTCTATGGAACCCTCCATCCCGGACGGCTCCGTGGTCATCATGAAAAAATACACCATCCCTCCCATCCCCAAGTTAGGAACCATTGTTCAATACCACGATGAACGAGGGGTGACGCTCAAAAAACTGGTTCGCAGGAAAAACCCGGAAACCGGCAAAATGGAATACACCCTCCATCCCATCAACCCCAACTTCGGAGACATCGAACCCATGGACGGAGGAAAAATCTCCGGCGTGTACGTGGAGACGCTGGAACGCTGGGAGAAAGCTTGACGCACCGGGTAAATGTGCTATAGGTGAATCCTCTTTTTTATTTTCCGTTAGCCGTCCGCGTTGGGAAACGCGGGCGGTCTTTTGTTGCCATCCATTATTCTTGAGGCATCGGAGGGCTGGGCAACCACAAACATACACGGGGAGGCTTGCCGGCCCGCATTCTCCTGACGGCCAGCCAGACGAACACGGCGCAAAGAACTAGGCAGAACAGGGAGGGGAAAAGGTAGGCGTCCATAGTTCCAATTATATTCAACCATTCAATAAATGCAAGTTGCTTGACGTATTAGACTTGGAGCGTTACGGTCGAAAGACTGGTATGACAGTTCCGGCAACACGACATACTGAGGCAAGCGAATGACAGCCTCACAGGAAAGATTTATCGTAAAACAACTTGTCTTGCTTAGGTACAAGGATAAGATACTTCCAACCCTCCATTCATCATCATGCTTCCAAAAACCATTTGCCTTTTTAACCACAAAGGCGGAGTCAGCAAGACGACTACCGCTTTCAATCTTGGTTGGAGTTTAGCCAACTTGGACAAAAAAGTCTTGCTAGTTGATCTGGATTCTCAATGTAACCTTACTGGTCTTGTACTGGGATTCAATGCCATTGACGATGACAACATGGCGAGTTTCTACAACAACAAAAATAACCTGACCATGCAGGATATTGTGAACGTCATTATCAATGGAGCCCAATCTCCAGACTCTTTCGTCGATGGGGCGACTGGCAAGCTTCTGCAAACAAAACACCCAAACCTTTTCCTGCTTCCTGGTCATCTTGACGTATCCGATCTTGATGCCCAAATCAACGTAGCTATGAAAGTCGCTACCGGATTACCGGCGATGAAAAACATCCCTGGGAGTCTGCCGTCCATTCTGCAAAAAATAGCTATGAAAAATAACTTTGATTATGTTATTTATGATTTAAGTCCGAACGTTGGTGGTTTGAACGAGGTTATTTTAATGTCCAGTAATTATTTTATTGTTCCGGCTTCCCCTGATTATTTTTGTTTGCAAGCTATTGGATCATTGGAGAAAAATATTGTCAAATGGCATAGGGAAATATCAAGATTCAAGGCCGACAATGATTTTAACAACCCGTCTTATCCAATAAGAAATGAACCTAAGTTTATTGGAGCTATTCAGCAACGATATAGGCCAAGAAACGAACAACCAGGGAAATCATTTCAGAAATGGATCGACAGCATCCGTAATGAAGTAAATACTAATTTGGTTCCAACATTGGAAAAACTAAATTGTGTTATATCAAAAGAACAAATATCAAGTGTTTTGGAAGGAAGCGGTCTTTGTCCTTATGATTTAGTTTATATATCTGATTTTAATTCTTTAATAGCAATAAGTCAGCAATTATCTAAACCTATTTTTGAATTGACGGATGAAGAGATAGCCAATATTGGTAAAGTCTTCGCAGCTGCAAAGACAACAATGTGTCTGAGTAGAGACAACTTTTCAAAAGTCTTTGCAGAGCTTGCTGACCGAGTTATCAAACTCACGGAGTAAGAACATTCATTATCCTTTTTCACTCCCTCTCCTGCAACTCGGAGAGGGGGTCTTTTTGTTCTCACCTCACCACATCCGCCACCGTCTTCACCGGATTCATCAACGCAGCCCCCAGCGTCATATACTGCCCGGCAGTCTGAATCGCCTTATTCGCCACTTCGCAGTCCGTCATGCTGAAACGCCAAACACTCAACCCAGTTTGATCACCTGCTTCATATAATCCTCGGCTATTAAAAAGGCTGAATCTTCCATTCGGACAGCGTTCATTGAAACTCTCCCCTCTTCTCGTATCTTCAACATCACTTATGCGAAAACGAATACGAGATCTAATAGCACAGTTGGAACGTGCCGGATTTGTCCTCGTAAGGACTAGAGGTGATCATCGTATCTACGAATACCGTAATGCAACTGATCATCGTCTTATAGCAGAAGCCACCATCAGCGGCCCCACTACAGCTAATGCGCGCCCCTATCTTATAGCGCAGGTACGGCGTGCTATTGAAGCTGCAGGTGGAACCTGGGAAGATTAACACCTCCCCCTACCATATTCAGGAGCTGCCTCTATCGGGGCAGCTCCTTTTTGTTGGGCATAGTCTCCTTAATAACAATTTCAGTATATATTTTTACATGATGATACTGAAAAAATGATTTAGGAGTTGCTTATTCTGAGAAGAGAGGCTATCATTCGGTCTCTTTCGTTAGAATGCTTCGCCCCTTGGCCTCCGGGCCAGGGGGCTTTTATTTTCTTTTGATATACGTCTTATTCCCGTTCTTGTTAATGTAGTACCTTCCTCCACGCGGCCCCGTGTAAATAATGCGCCCTTTGGAATCGGTACTCGTGCTTGGGGAAAACACATGATGATAGATGGAATTATGCCTGGGATTCGAATATGATCTTCGTGGAGACGGAGATGTTTTTACTGGCCCAGGAAAAGGACCATAAGTCAGTTCAGACTTCCTGACTTTCACCTTGGGCATCTTCCAGCACAGACCGCAATAATCTGCCGTTCCAAGATTATTAAACGATCCCATCCCCACACCATAATACCGACATCCGGGAAGGTGCGTTTTTCCCGTTGAGCTGATCCAATAAGTAACTATTTTTTTATTATCCAGGGAAGGCTCCTTACCCCTCTCTCCTTCTCTCCATTCCCAAGGGGGAATCGCATTCGCCTCTGCCCATAATCCTTTCTGCGCCTTCTTCGCTGAAGCTTCAAACCTCTCAAGCTCCCGACTATCGAAATATTTTTTGTCGTACCATGCCCACCCCTCTTTGACCATTTCATAATTCACGAACGTTCCCCCATACAATACCAGTCCCAAAATAGTTCCATTCTTGTCACGCCCCGAATATTGAACCGTGACCATTTCACCCCATATCAACTTCTCCAAAAAATATTTAGCCCCGCTGTAGCCATACTGCCCTTTTTCAGGAGCATCAACTCCCTTCAAACGAACTCTATAAGCTTGTTTTTGTTCGGGCGTCTTCTCCAAAACAGTAATTGTATCGCCATTAATCACATTGATGACAAAGCCTCTAAAGGTTTCACCATAAGAAATACAAATGCTGGCTAAAAAGAAAAACAGCAATCTCACGAAAAAGGCGATACCACGGTCCCCTCTAACAAACAACGATAAACTACAGGTGAAACATGTAAATAAATGTTGGAAATAATCCTTTCATAATGCTTTTGAAAGAGTTAAGCAAATTATTTACAACTCTCTATATTTCATGGTATTATGAATTTGTATGAAACTATTCTCTCTCATTTTAGCTGTTATTTCCCTCACTTCATTCTCGGAGGCGCACCCTGGCGGCTTGGACGCCAACGGCGGTCACTACAACCGCAAAACGGGGGAATACCACTACCACCGGAAGCCGGCAGCCAAACCGGCAGCGGAAGAAAAAGCGTACTGGATCAGCTCAACGGGCAAGACCCATAACAAAAACTGCCGGTACTACCATGCTTGCAAAGGGCGTGCCAGCGATACACCTAGCGGAGTAAATTGCAAGATTTGTGGAGGAGCTAATAAATGATATTTTATTAATTGGAATTTTTTAATAAAAAAATGAATAATGATATTTTTGAATATATAAGACGCTCAAGACTAGATAATGGAATTATATCGTGGTTAAAAGAACTTTATATTGATATTGTTTGCAGTATATTTCCCGGTATTATTTTCGTTTCGTATCTGATTTATATCGTTTATACTTTTTCCCCTTCGTTAGATACATCATGGTTGAATGATCAAACATCATCTTATGCTTTCTGGGCATTTTTATCGTTTTCGTTCATATGTGGATTTATTTTACAAAGAAAAGATGTTGATCTACCCGATGAAGTATCACAAATTTTTAAAGCGGCAAAACAGAGATTTGTTGTCGGTTGGGCTTTAAGTATTATCTTCTCTATAATTTTTGTTTTATTGCCATCAAGTGTTTTGGTTAGACTTTATAAATTTTACGTTTATCGAGAACGTTTCTGTTGTGGATTTGCTTCGGGAAATCCTGGTTCATATTTTGATTTAGAAGGAAGAAACCAAGCAGAAAGCAATAATGTAAATGATGGTGTTTTGCAAAAAGAAGAAGAATTGAAAAAAATAAATGAAGAAAGGAAGGAATTAGATCCTTCTCTGTCTGGAATCAATCACATAAGTGGATGGAAATTCTGTTTTAAACTTTTTTTGGTAGCTATTAATCCTAACTCCCCTATGGATAATGAATATCTATGGAGATATTGCAACAAGGCAATAGATTGTCATACACATAGGAGAAAGTTGACAAATTATCCATACGAAGATTTTTTTCATGCTTATTTAAGAAGAAGAGGTCTTACACATTTAAAAAAATATATCTTTTGGGATAACTGGGATGATGAAAATTATAGAAATACAGTAATTAATTTAAAAGAACAGCAAAATATTAGAAATCGCTCTCGTAGGGCAATAGATATTCTGAAAATGAGAATTCGTTCTATACTCCCTATGGAAACGGAAGATTTAGTACGTATAGAAACTCATATACGCTTATCATCAGCGGTCTGGTATCTAACTAAAACAATTGGAAATATTAGTACCTTTATAATTTTAATTAAAATAATATTCCCAGAAAATTTTCTTCAATCATTATCCGACAATTCTTTTGATTTTTCTTATTCTATATCGCCCTATATTATGATTTTATCCGTTTCCTGTTTTCTAAATTATTCTATTTGTAGTTTTCTTCACTATACTAGGCTCAAAGAAGTATCTATTCTTGCTGATTGGATTTCCATAATCGACAGATCAAAAAATTTAAAAAACAAACTTCATTTTGAAGATTTTGAATATACTCCTTAATTTAATAATATCAATCATTTAAACATCTTCCCAAATAATTGGAATCATCTCAACGAAGAAACCAATCATCTGACGCCAACCATCGATCATCATCTAGACCTAATTTGGCATTACCAACCAAAACTGTCTCGCCATATCTCCGGTAAGCCCAACCATATTGGTGTATCTATTCCGTAGCAATTCGGCGGAACGGTGTCCCATTTCCATTTGGAGTTTTCCAAAATCCGCATAGGTTTTCGCGTGGTAACTGGCAAAGGTGTGACGCAGCACATCTTTAGGCCAAGGCTTTTTCTTTCCCCACCCTGCTCGGTTCCTGACTGCTTCCCACCGGGAGCGCCAATATTCCGGAATAATAGCACCCTTGCGTTCCTTCTCCGGAACCAGAGACAACCATGCCCGCAAAGCCTCGCAGATCGTCACATGCCTTGCTCCCCCTGTTTTGGAAGCAGCAGCCCTGACAGTAATAACGCCATCCTCGAAAGATACGTCTTCCCACTTTAACCGCATCAGTTCTTCCGGGCGAATGCCGGCAAAAACGAGTATCGCCACGGCAGGCTGAACGGATGTCAAATCCAACTGGGAAGAATCATCCGGCAAAGGCGGTCGGCAAGCGAGCAGCAACCGTTCTACTTCTTCAGGCGTCAATGCCCTGATTTCCCGCTCCTGCGTCTTTAACGCATCAAGCATGCGGGTCGGATTGGAAAAAGCCCATCCACGCTTCATTGCGAGCGTCCAGACGCCGGAAAATACTACTCTCGCTTTATCCTGCTGAATCGGAGAATCGAAAGCCCTGCCAAACGCCGCACGGCATTCCTCGCCTGTGATGCCTCCAATGGGGCGCACACAAAAATCGGGACATCGTTTTTCCATGCGACGAATCATATACCGAATTTGCTGCAAGGTACGCTCACGCCGCCTTGTGATTTTTTCTTTCACACGAACCATTTCCCAAGCGGCTTCACTCCAGGAAGGAGACTTCTTTTCATGCCGTATCTGTGCGGCTCCCAATTTGAAAGCATGCTCTATTTCGGCTATATCTCCTATCCCGGCTTCCTGCATCCTTTTCACGAGTCGGCAAGCATCCACCAACCCTATTCCAGAGCCCTCCAAAATATCCAGCGCAGATAAAGCTTCTACCGCCTGAGCTTGGGTTAATTCAACAATCCCGGCATCCACAGCCACTTTTCCAAGCTTGATTTCCCCGGCCGCCGCCAATGCTTTTTTATAGGAGGGATAAAACCGCTGTTCCCTCTTTCCGGATTCCGAAAAGGAGGCGGGAATTGAGAGGCGCCAGCAGGCTTTCCCCATCTTTTCACGGGAAACATCTTTTACAGGCGTCAAAGGAGCCGCTTTCTTTTTCCGTTTCTCTTCCATCCCGGGTAACTACTGGGTAACTATTTTTGACCGGAGATACAAGCAAAAAGGGGTAAATTCAGCATATTTGAAAACAAAAAAGGCCCGCCAAAAACGAGCCTTTAATTTACATAATTTACTGTTATTTAGAGAAGTACCCCCGACCGGA